CCAACCCTCAATCGAGAAGTTTCCTTCTCTCTTTCATAGGCATTAGTACCAGCATAGATATTTTGATAAGTGTCTGGTTGAAAGTTCCATATAGAATCGAAACCTACAAGACACACCTCATCAAAACCCATTATAGAAGCCTGAGCCATCGCTTGACTTCCAGCAAAGAAGTTGACACTAAACCTAGGGTCTTCTTCTGTACCTTTCATATTTTGTATTTGCCATTCTGGATTTACTCCAATGACATGAACTTCCATGATATTAGATATATCATCTTCAAGTCCGAAGATCCAACAATGTTCCCACCTGTCTAAATCAGATTCTTTAACATTGAATTTTGGATCAAAATTATTAACTATCATATCTTTCATTTCCATTGGTACACAATCGAAATCTGGAAAGATACATTTATTGTTCTTTGGATATTCTGTTTCACATATCTCTTTTATTATTGTTGAGTCGCCTGACAGTAAGTAATCAGGAGCATAGTCTCTATACAAAGCATTACAACCGAATGTTGTTCCTGGTAATGTGTCTAACATTACATCCCTTCTTGAAGGACCGTTACCAATGATGTAAGCTACTTCTGCCATAGTCCACTCATGATTGTTTGTATTTTTCTTTGTTCCATTTCTATAAACGGTGATAACTTAGTTAGTTGTTTTCTCTTTAAAGGCCAGATGAATGTTTCTTGTATTTCTTTATCGTATATTTTCATAAGACCAAAGATCAGATCAAACGCTAAGAATGTCTCAGCTGATATATAACTACCTAGATATTCTTTAAGAAGATTTGAATGTTGTCCTTTCTTTACTGATAATACATCATCAATAGTGTCATACTTGTCATACAAGTATCTACAATCTTCATGAATAGAATATGTTAATTGTTGTTTTCTTTTCTTGAACTCTTTATAATTATCTTCACATTCTCTATCTAGAAGATTTCTAACATAATACTTTTGTTTAGAAAGATTGGCTACTAGAAAATCTTTGAGTTCATCTCTATGTTCTCTAGCTAACTTAGCAAAGTGATACTTGTCATTTCGTTTTAGAAACGCTGGTAACTTTACTGGTACTTTACCGTTATACTTAAAGAAGTCATAAGACTCTGTATTAAAATGATTATTAATAGCTAAGTACAAACAGTAAGCATCAAATCCTTCTCTGCTTGTCATTAATATAACCTAGGCCTTCCTAATGTATTATTGTTTTCTTGATTCTTCTGTTCTCTACGAACAGCTTCTTTTATTTTTCGTTGTTTCTTTTGAGCTGGCTTCTCGAAATATTCTCTTTTTCTGAGTTCTTGAATAGTACCAGCACGTTCAACTTTCTTTTTGAATTGTCTTAACAGTACATCAAAAGGTGGGGGACCTTTAGGTTTATTTCTATCGAATTTTTTATTGAACTGTTTTCTTTGTTGGTAGGGTTTTTGTTGTTGGGGTCTCATATTATATTATCGTATTTTATTGTATTTTATTATATTGGTAATTTAGCGTGTGATTCTTTTAGGAATCTTAAGCCGACAGCTTCAGCTTTGATCTTTTCTTTTAGAGGAGGAGTTATCAATCCTTTAACTGATTCAGGTTCTAAATGATTCTCTTGACAAAAATGTACTATAGCATCTATGTAAGTTAGTCTTTTTTGTATTACTAGTTCTTCTACCGAAGTTGTAAACTTCTTTTTAGTTAAGATCATATATCTATTATAACACCTTTCGCTCAGTTGTCAAGGTTTTGATTATGTTTTCTGTGAGAGAGTTTTTCTTCCCAATTTTCTATTGCTTTAGTGATAGCTTGTTCTGCTAATACACTGCAATGTAATTTGATAGATGGTAGTTCTAATGCTTCGGCGATCTCTTTGTCTTTAATGAGTTTAGCTTGTTCAATAGTTCTACCTTTTAACATTTCAACAAATAATGTAGAAGATGCTATCGCTGAACCACAACCATAAGTCTTAAATTTAACATCTTCGATAAGTCCGTCAATGTTTAATTTTAAATCAAGTTTCATGACATCACCACAAGCCGGAGCTCCGACCATTCCGCTAACCACCATAGGGTCGTTCGGATCAAATCGTCCGACCGAATGTTTTTCTGGATTCGCGAGAACACTCTCGAATCTTTCTATTACTTGTTTTGAATATGCCATATTAATTTTGTGAATGTGAAGTTATAAGTGTTATAAATAATAGGGTAAATCACATTGGTTTACAAGAACTATTTATAACAAAGGATACTCTAATGAATGTAAAACAATCATGGAGTAGACACGGCGAAGAAGTAAAGGCTTCCACGGCCTCTTTCATTGAAATAGCGTTTGTTACTTTGGGATGTTTTTCACCCATTTTAATAATCATGTTTACAATGTAAGTAAGTGGATTCATAATATAACTTAGGCACTACTCCTATAAACCAAACTCGGTCTTGTACTGAGTCCGAAGATCAAGTAGATGGTCATACCATTTACTTGGCTCTTCAACAAACAGTTGAGACTGTCCAGTTTCCTCTACAGCAACTATTGTTACTATTCTTTCTATTGGTATCTGATACCTTTCTTCAAACATCTTAGCGTAAGCTGTTTCTTGTACAAAATAACTCTTACATCTACTTTGTGTTTTTCGTTTTGTTGATGTTTTAAAATCAATGACTGATACCTTACCAGCGAAGTCAGCTATACAGTCAACTCTACCGGCCATCATCAATTCATCTGAATACAAAGACCCTTCTAACATATAAATGTCTCCGAGCTTCTCAGTAATTTCTCTTGTCTGATTAAACATCATCTGATCTAGAGGAGTAGCCTTAGATAGTTTTTCATCAATGTCAATATTGTTTATAAAGTCTTCCATCATATAATGATATCGTGTACCTCTATTGGCTGCTTGAGAAGATATCTTATTGGCTTGTTCTTCACCAACCCATTTTCTCCAAGCCTCTATTCCCTTTCGATTCATTAATCCTGTAACACTCGTTACAGAAGGATAATTATTTCCTTCGGGAGTTGTGTAATATCTTTTTCCGTCTATTGTTTCAGTAGGTAAAGTAACGGACTCATAACCTTTCAAGTGATTGAATTTCATAATTTATTTTTTTCGTATTATATTGTCTGATTGTATTTTGGCGTGTTTATCAATGACTTGTCTTGTCTTGATTTCCTTACTAGTTTTTCTAGTGTGTTGGTTTGAGAGTACACTTCCTGGGTGTCCTTCTCCAACTTTTTGTAGGACTTCTTTGAATCCATGATTGTCAACATTACCAGCTGATATTTGACCTCGTATTACTCCAGGTACTTTAGTGTAGTATTGTTTCATATGTGGGTTATCTATCATGTATTGTTCTTTATCTGAGATAGTCATTAAAACATCAAGAAGTACTTCTTCTGTTTCTGAATTAATAAAATCGTAAGTAGGCACTAGTCACCTTCCTTTAAAACTTGTCGTGAATCAAGTACATCAGGAATGTTAGTTTGTAATTCTTGTACTAGAGATTGTTCTTTTTGTTTTACTGTATTCAGTTCAAAACTTAATTCTTGTAGAAGTTGTTTTGTCTTCGTAAGTTCTTCGTTCTGTTCATTTCCCAATTCAGCGATTCTCTTATGAGCAGCTCCTAACTGACTCTGTAATTCTCTGACATTAGCTTGTAGAATTTGTACTTCTGATTCTAACGCGTAATGTTTTTCACTTTTTATTGTCATGTCTCTTATCAAGAAATATTTTTATTATTCCCTGTTCCTCTGTTGAGAACGCGTCTAGGGATTTAGGACCCCATAGTGTTCCAAATCTCACACACTTGTCAGCAGCTGTACAATGGTTGTTCCAGTCTTCATCTGTCATTAAAGTTTTGTGTTGGTTGTCATCTGTGTACTTATATATTTCTTGACCTAGTTTAGTCATAAACACTTCTGTCGCAGATGGATCGTAAAGACCTCTCGGCTTACCTCTGTAAAGGTTATCTTTACTTTTATTTTCATAGTTATATTCAATCGTTTTCATTATTATCCTTGTTTAATCGACTTGTTAAATCCAGAACATTATCAGGATAACTACCACTGTAGATTTCTTTTCCTTCTTGTTCTGCTGTATCTTCATCAGGCAGTGAGTCCATTATATCACCAATTCCTGTTAAAGCTATAGATCCAATCATTCCCTCTGACGATAGAAGATCGAAAGCTATATTTCCGTTTGGGCTCGATAGAATCATATCATCTAACGCGCTCCCATTTCTTATAAAGCTGTCAATCATCAATGCGAACTGAACAGCTGTTTTATAATTCTCTTGATCAGGCCATGACATTGTTCTGTTAATAGTATCTTCATCTTCACAAAGACAAAGTTCAACTTGGCCTGATTCTTTAATTCGTATGATGGCATCACCGATATCACATTTATAATCAAATGTCTTTTTTTTCTTCATCTTTTTTTTCTTCTCTGACATGAGTCATAAATCGGTGGTAACCTGAATCGTCCATAAACTTGTGATCTCTAAGATACTTCAACATATATGTTGAGCCTTCTTTCTCTCCTCGTTTCCAGGATAAGGTAATCGCTATTACTAGAACAGTAATGTAGGATATATATTCTAAGGTTATAATACTCATAATCTAATATACAGTATAACAAAAGTGTACAAGCGGTATCAAGGTTTATCTTGTAATCTTTTGAAGTCTGTCAATTTGTTGTTGGATAATCGCTTTACGATTCGGCCAATAAATGTATTCTTTGTCTTCGTTCTTCATAAGATTTTGAAGTAACGGTAGAATGAGTTTTTCACATTCTATTAATCTATCTTTGAAACCTATTGTTTTATCAGTTTCTTTGGTTGATAGATTATCTTTATGGTCTTCCAATTCAGATAATGAATTGGATATTAATTTGGTTAGTAAGTCTACCTTACCGTCTAGTTCTTCTATTGCAGCTGAACTAGCTTGACCAGCTGATGAGGCAGCTACGGCTTTTAATTGTTCGGCAACTTCTTTTCCTACAGTTGCGTCTTCGCCTGTCTTAGTTTTTAGTTCTTCCTGATCTACAGCTGTAAATCCGAAATCGTTATAATCACTACTCATTTATTATTGGTCTTTTTATTATGTTAATTCCGCGTCTAGTTATTTCGTTTCTAATTTTCGATTTTACTTTACGCTTCGTATTGTGTTTGTTTAATTCTTCAAATAGGCTGTCTATAGACATTGCCTTTATATAATAATGCTTCATTGTTGAAGTACCTATAGCACCACTAAATCGATCTTTTCGAACAAACTCTTTTGCTGATGGTTTAAATTTTATTGGCACTTACTTCTTATATTTATATATACTGATAATTAAAAGAAAGAGGGGTTTGACGCCCTCTCACTTATTAGCTAATTAGTCAGAGGTTTCTTCTTCTGAATTGTCAGGCGTCACAGTCGGAACATCTACAGCTGCTGGTGCGGCTGGTGCTTCCTCTTGTTGTGCTTGAACTTCTGCAAGAAGTGTTTCTCGTACTCGTCCTACTCCGGACAGTTCTTCACCACGGAATGCTCCTCGCTGTGAGCAAACATCTATGATTGAAACTAGTCCTGCCAAGTCTTGGACAGTTATTACTTTCGCTTCCATTTTATACTCCCGTATATCATTATTATTATGTGACTCTCGTCACGGTTCATATAATTAACTCTAAAAAAAATTAACTATACATCTATTATAACAGCTTTCGCTGAGTTGTCAACCTTTGTATTCATATCACGATGGAAATCGTGACACGCTTACTGCTTTATCTGATTCGTCTGATGCGTTACTCTTATTAATAGGAGTTTCATCAGCGATTGTTACACTAGCAACATATCCAGATATGACACCCGTTCCTTTCCAAGAACTTGTTGACTGGTCCCATATAAACTCTATAACTCTATTTTTAAAAGGATCGTGTAAAGACATGAATCCCGCTTCAGGGTCATACTGTCTTATTTCACCAACAAGTTTACTATCTCCTTTTTGATAAAAGACTGTTCTCTCTGCTTGTGATAATCCTAATTTATTTAAAGTCATACTAGTATTTATTCTTTATCGTCAGTTTCTTTAGTGAATACATTCGGAAAAGCTTCAGTTACTAACGCTTTGGTTATACCTTTGTATGGTAATCTTTTACCTACAATAGACATAAGCAATTTGGCTTCATCAATGTGAAGTGATCTAACAAGATTAAGATATATATCTTCTCTCTTGGACTGTTTCATTTGAGGTCCACCTTTAACAAGATACATAAATTGTCTGTATCCTCTTATCAATCTATCATCAGCTGTGTCAATAGACGGCGCTGAGTTGAATGATGATCCTGGAGGTAAGTCACCGTCTGGTACTAACCATGTTATGTTAGCCGCGTATGCTCCTCTAAGAATATACATGAAGTCAGCTCGTTCACCGTACTTCCGTAATAGTTCTATTTTTTCTTTTTTTGTTTTTAATGCCACGGCCGTTGAAAGAATTTCAACTGCTGACGCATCACTTGGTAATCTACTGTAATCAATAGCCATAATTTAATCCACCTTTAGTAATATCATATTATTATTTATTCGACCAGTAACATTACTAGCCTTCGAGTTTATCTCACTCATAACTTTATTTAGGGTAATTGAACCACCCTCCAAAATACGATCAATGAAATGTGTTGTCTTAGTGCCTAGTTTCTTAGACCCTGACTCACTATCATCAAAGTTTTTTATCGTTGTTCCTGTGACGGCTAGGCCACCACGATCAAGGGCTGTGTAACTACTGATCTCATTTGTTTTAATGTTGTATACCCATAACTGTCTAGAACCTATTATGTCTCTAGGAGCTATTGATGATATTCTGTTATCTGTATCTTCTTCAAGATAACTTAATTTTTTAACTTGTTCTTCTGCTGAATACTGTTTGGCCTTTCTAGGTTTTCTTACAGGTTTATGATTCTCAACATATCTTTCTGTATCTGATTTAATCTTATTTAAGAAAGCTATAAATTTATTCTTCTCGGGTTTAGTTAAATGACTGTACCCCTCTTTGAGTTGTTCGTCTGTTCCGTTACGAGCTTGAATAACTTCCTCTACCATACCATCATATTCATTGATAATAGAATTAGCTACTGCTGACGAAGCGTTGTTGTCGGCTAAATGTTTGTACATATCAAACGGATTGATATCCCACAAATCAATAGCATGATCAACTTCACTTAATAGTGATTGACCTTTGTTATTAATATTTTCTTGAACTGAAGGTCTTTTCTTTTTGATTATGTGATCTGTATTTAAATCTTTGACTTCGAGTGCTTGTGCTTGTTTGTTCCATGCTCTTAACTCTGCGTGTATGTATTTCTGATAGCCGGCTGACCCTTCACCAGGATATTCTTTATGATCTGGGAATCTAACTCCGTTCTCTAGTCCAGTTATCACCGATGCTATGGTAGTCGGTAAAAACATTCGAGCGAATCGTGGAGCGTTCTTATATCCGAACTTCTTCGCGTAAGATATTATAACCTGATTTACTTTCTTTCGGTCATACATATAATTATACCAGCCAAAGAAATCATGTAAACTTTTACCATTCTCGAAGTAATCTTCGCCTGGTTCTAACCCCATGTAGTGTTCGTCAAGAGTAAGCCTTTGAGCTTTAGTCTTTCTGACTGGTTTTCTTTTTGTCTTTTTAATCGCCATATATTTTATTTAGTAATATTTTATTTTCCAATATCCTTTATTTCTTTATTTGGTATCACTTGATAACCACCTTTGTTATATCCAATGGCTACGGTGTAATTCTTTGAAGCTTCTTTTTTGTATGAAGTATCTGGTAATGGAGTGTATTTATGTGTTCCAGTATACGAAGGATATCTCTCATTGTATTCTCTAATAGATTTCATTCTATCTGATTCTACAGGTTTGTAATCTGAATTAAAAGTTACTTTTCTTTTCTTTGTATTCCACGCTGTTGTCTTTCTTCTTTTTCCACTTGGACCATATCTCATTGATGATCCTAAATTAATAAATCCCATTTACTTCCTCTTATAAAATATGTGATCATCTATCTTAGTCATTCTCTGTAACGAGTCAGCCCAATAGGGATGAACCTTATCTGAATGATAATGTGTAGCACCTTCTGTAATATCTATTGAATCTTGTTCAATCATATTAACAGCTAGATAGAAAGCGTCTTCATAAATATGTTTCTCATTTTTGAAAGGCGTATCATCTCGGCCGTCACAGTACCAACTGAACTGGCAATCATGTAGATCAATACCACCACTCGGATAATATTTTGTTTGTTTAACCACACTACATATTGTATCAGGGAATCTCTCGTTGTCAACCCTGTTCATTACTACCTGAGCTACAGCCATCTTTCCACTAAGGGATTGGTTTCTTGATTCCCAATATATGTTAGAAGCTAAACAATGAAAATCATTGTCCATATTATAAGGTGTATTGAGAAGTGTTATTTTAATTTGTTTGACAATCAAGTTTGTTTCGTTAACTGTCTCATTGATCTGATCAACTTTTCCGTGAAACGAATGTTCGTAATACACGACTGTTGATACTAATACTGCAATGAATATTGCTTGGTATCTTTTCATACTATATTTTCGATTAGATTTTTTATTAGAAAAACTAATCCCACACCATTTAAAATTATTAAAGCTCGATCATTCCAAATGATAGAAACGATCAGCCAAAGAAAAACACCTATTGTAGATAACCCTAAATCAACAAAAGTGAATTCTGGATTTCCTCGAATAGCCATAGCGGATAAAATGAAAGCACTGGCCACCCATTTCAAGTACCAATCGATTGTGTACTTAGGTGTAGCTGACTTGAAAATTCGTTTTGAATTCTCTAACTCCTTCTGAGAGTATTCTTTCATATCCATTATTTATTAATCCAAATATATAGAGCATAACAAAATACTCCTGTCGCGAATATCACACCAATGATGGTGAATAATTCTGGTATTGTATATATCATATTTCCTCCTTTTACATTAAAACTTTTCATTGAAGTATTCTTCTTTCTAAGAATTCTTTTCTTAACCAATCGTAGTTCACTTCATAGTAATCTTCAAACTTAGCATAAGGTTTCTGACCGTGGTCCCACCTTTCTTTACAGTTATCATCATACATGATATGAGCCCAATTTAGAAACTGTAGAAATTCATTTCCTATTTCTTTCATAACCCCTCCAACGCGACTGGCCTATAACCAATCTTTACTTTTTTAAACTTTCTTTTTGACTTACTGAATCCTAGATTAGGTCTTCCGAACTCAATCCATTTATTCAGATCATTCCTGGGAAAGTATCCACAACAATGACCGGCTCTGTTAAGAACGTAAGTGTGTGAGGGAACGATATATT